TTGGTTAGGCGCAACCGCCGAGTTTCTGAACGCCCCAGACATAGCACGACGACCCAACAATTCGGCCTGTTTCGGGCTAATTCCAGCCCTCTGCAAGCCCTTGTTGCCAAAGTAATTATCAGCCGCCGCTTGTTGTTGCGGAGGCAATTTTGGAGCTACAGACTCGCCGGGACGGATGCCGTCGCGCAAATCAGACATCTGGTAGTCTTCCATCACAATCTTTGCCGTCTCATCCACCGCCTGCACACGCACATTACCGCCCGTCTGGGCGGGAGCAGCCCCCGCTTCAATCATGCGCTTGAGATTTGCCATTTCTTTTTGCATTGCAACAAGCTGTTGCTTGGTCTGACATGATTTGTTGGGGCACGCGGGGTCATTCTTTGGGATCGCTTTGTAAGTGCGGGTGTAGTTGTGGCCACACAGATCGCACTGATACCGGATTTTATATTTTGTCGGTTCTAAGAAAGTGTCGGACGGGATCACGGTGTGTCCTAACATGGTTGTGGTTAAGGTCATTTCAGTTTTCCATATCTTTGAACGCAACGGGGGTAATTTCAAGGCGCTGCCCCCCGGCATTGTGCCGTGCCCAGTAAGCATCTACCACCCACTTACTGTTAGGCGCGTCATAGGAACGGGTCTTGCGCCACACGGCAGCATATGCGTTTTCGTAATTGTCTGTGACCCACACGCCCTGACCATCATAGGGATAATCATCTGACGGGGCCGGAATGTCGATCCACTTGCTTTCAACTTCAATGGCGTTTTTCATAACCCGTATTCCTCTCTCCAAGGTTCAATAGTCTCAGGTTCTTCCTGAGACTGTTCGTCCATCGTCCGAAGATAGTTGTAAACGATGCGGTTAACAGAAGTAACAATCGGCTTTTCGGTGCCACTCTCGATGCGCATGACGGCTTCATAGGTCTGACCCTGCGCCATCATTTCCTTGCGCGTCCAATCCCGCCACGCACGGACGGCAAAGGCCATCGCAAACACACGGTCATCTTTGCAGTTCTCGTCGCGTGACTCCGGCGCACCAATGTGGCCGTCCTCGACAACCACAAGTGCCATCTCTTGCAACAACGACCGCGATTTGATGTCGAGTTCGTTCGACACATAGGAACCGCGCAGCTGGTGCATCAACACAGACTGTGTTGACCATGTGGTTGCAAAGCCGATGACATAGCCGGCCCCCATCGAGTCAGGCCGCTTGTAAAGATACATGCGGGCATGTGCGCCTGCATCTTCCCAATTACGCGCTTGTGTTTTGCTGGCGTTTGCCTCGGTGTTTAACAACTGCCGCAGATGGTCAAACTCACCCAGCACAATTGCGCCGGGGCCACCGACTTCAGGATTGACCAAGCAATCCTTGTAAGCCGATGACAAATGGAACAGCACCCACGCAGCGTGCTTGGCTTCAACATCCGCCGTGCAGTATTCCGCAACTTGCACAACCTTGTCAGCAAAGCACCGCCACACCGAAATCACATGATGGTCTTTGTGGTCGTTACGCCCGTAAGCAGGGTCCATACCGATAACGTATTTAGCACCGTCAACTGGTTCTTCCCAAACCTTCAACTCGATGTCGTCCGCGCTATCAACGCCGGGTTTCAGCTCATACATTTTGAAATTGAAGAAGTCGCCATCGACCTCATAGCGATACGCCCGATACCGGATGCTTTCTTCTTCCAGCTTCTTCAAGTCCTGCGTAATGACGCGGGTCTGAAAGAACGAGTAACCAGTCTGAACAAAAGCCTGCTCGGCAGTCCACGGCTGGTTCTGGTCAAGCAACGCCGCTTCCGCACCAGCCGATTCCGTCTTCCACCTGATCCACGCCAACTGTTCAGCCGTGATTTTGTGGTGATAATTTTGCCGGACGTAATCAATGATCTCCTGCTCTTCAGAGTCAGGCGGATGCAAACCGTGTTGCAAGAAGCGCGGGTCTTTACGGGGGATCACATTGGTATCACCAGCCCACCAACCAACAAAAAATGCCCGTGCCGATAGCGGATCATTCAACCCGTCGATGTAGCGTGACCGCCAGTGGTTAAAACCTTTTGCCGTGCTTTCATAAATGAACAGCCGGTTTGGGTTGGTCTGTGCAAAACCTTCTTCCAAAGATTTCAGACCTTCCGCAGAGCCGTAAGACGCGACTTCGGTCAGATGGCCAAACGCATAGCCGACGCCTTCACCCCACGATGTGCCTTTGTCTTTCACGCCGGCCACAAGCAAATCCAAACGAGAGCCATTCGAGAACAACAGCATTTGCCGGTTGTTCTTTACAATCTTGAACGTGTCGCCGAAGTAGCCGTCTGGAAAAGACTCCACATATTTCTGCAACAATTGTCTATTGGCTTCGCGGTTCTTTTCCGTGTCCGTCACCAAGCAACCGATCAGATTTGGATGCAGTGCCAACCAGAACACATCAATGGCCAGAGACACCGTAGTCACGCCAAGCTGACGCGACTTCAAACAATAAAACTTGTGGATGCCGTTATCGAGACCCGTGCCGACCTCTTTGATAAAGCGGCGCTGCGACTCCCACATCTCCAAAGGTGTGCCGCGTTCATCCTGTGACACGGCTTCTTTCGAGGTGATGCGAATGTCGCTGACAAACGCATCAAACAGCTTCACCCATTTTGCCGATTTCAACGCCATTGCATAAATCCAGAGTTACCAAACGGGGTCATCGGTTCCACCATAACATCTTCAAGTGGTGTCCATTCAAAGTTATGGTCATCCAATATAGTTACGGCTTTTTGCAACCTCACCTTGGTTTGCATGTTGACTTCTGCCTGACGGAACCGGTCTTTCGCTTGTGCCAGCAAAATGGGTCCAAAGCGATTGGTCTTGCCTTTTTTTGCTTTAAACTTCAGCGACAGACGTTCGAGCTTTGCGCCTTCAAGCTGGTGCTGTTTGATTGCATCCTTGGTTGCCTCGATCTGCGCTTCGATTGTCCGCACGGCATCGCCCAGCACATCAAAGTTTTCCAGCTTCAAACCCCGGCGGGCAATCTCTTGCATGACAGCATTGATTGCACCTGTCGCAATCGACAGTGCTTGGTTCAGCTCTTGGTCAAGGGACGAACCGCCAATTTCGCCGGTGCGGTCATACCGATCCCGCTTGTCGTCATCGGACAGGCACTCGTATGCGAGGGTCAGCTCCGTAAACTTTTCGGAACTACCCCCCGCATCGGGATGCTCTGACTTCGCCTTGCGGCGATAGGCTTTCTTGATGTCTGCTGCCGTTGCCTCTTTGCCAACGCCCAGCACATCATACAGTTCATCGGCCATTATTCAGTCCGTTGCGTTCACGCCAGCTGCCGAGCATCTGCTGGTCGCCTTCCGTCAGATCAAGATCGACGTAAGTCACCGGAGCTTCCTTCGCAGGAGCCTGTTGCGGAACGTCCATTTCGTTCACTGGAACCAGCTGCAAATTAAGTGCCAGATCAAACACCGCCGCAAAGTCCTGCACTGTCTCAATCGTAATGGGCAGTTCAGCCCACTCACCGATTACAGCTTCACACCGGAGAATTAGTTCTTGAATGTTTGTCATTTGCAGTCTCCTGATCCAAACCCTTAGCAATCAAATCCCGTGCCGCCTGAGTGTAGGAAACCTTGATGGTATATGCGTAACGCTTCAAGCGTTCCAAAAACTCAGGTGACACCGGGACTGTCACCTTTTCTTTTTTTGCATCCGGTTTTTTCAAATACACTCTAGGCATATTCTATTTCTTTTTCTTCTTTGACGGGTGGGCAAAAGCACCCAAGTTTGAAAGCCGGTTGTAAGTCGGTTTCGCCATTGGTGTCGAAGGAACAACAGACTTCATTGTGTTCGGTGCTGCCGCCATTGGTGTCTTGGGTGCTTTGGCCATTTGCTTAACCCTTTTTCTTCGCGTCTTTCATGGCCTTTGCTTCCTGCAAGGCTTTGAGACCAGCCATCTTCGAAGGCTTGGTTTCCTTGGAGGCAGCTTTCATTTTATCAGTAACGGCTTTCTTTTTAAGCATCGTTCTCTCCAGTATTGCGACGGCGACGACGGGGTTCCGGCGACGGTTCGTCAGAGAATAGACTTTGCGGCGCAGCAAGAGGCGCGTCCACGACGGCAGTTTCCTCCACAACGGGTTCGGGCGCAACAGGTTCCGGTGCCGCTTTTGGGTTGCGATGCTTTTCCAAAGTCTTCAACATCACTGCACCAACCACACCAACGGAGGCGCGGTAAGCCGAGATAGAATCTTTTGTGCGGTGCTGGATCGGGATGTCCCAAGCCTTCATGGCGGCGGCATCGTGCAAATCTTTTGCAAGCTGCTCGATGTAGGTTTCAAAATCTTTAGCCATAGTTCCTCCTAATTTCATACCATCGTATCAGATGCTAGTTAACAGGTAAAGCACCGCCCACAGGGAACAGCGTCGATACAGCATCCACAATGATATGGATACGATCCGTGGCACCGCCATTGTCCGCAGTGTGCATTTGTTTGTGGTCAAACCACCATGCAGTCGCCGCAGGCCAATGCGTGCTTTCACCGCCTGTGGTGTTTGTGCAGTCGGGGTTTGTTGTCAGCACAATGTGAAACCGGCTGTAGTGATCCGCATATTTTCCCTCATCGCTATGCGCCTTCACATGCCCGCCGGGCTTCAATTTAACAATCAGGATGCGACCAAGTTCTTGCATGTCGACCACGGTGCTTACGGCGTTGATGAGCGGCGCAAGCTCGTCCCGTAACTTCATGCTGGCGGGATAATTATAACTTCCAAGGTCGTTAAAATACTTTTCAGGGGTGAACGCTTCTGGCCCGCGAATGAAGATGCACTCGGTGTCCTTGTGGGCGGAGCCGGGATAATCCTGCCTGATTGTAACGTCGTTCCACAGTTCGGGAAGAGCTTCCAGTTTGTCGATTATAGGTTGGACGGCCAGTCCTGTTAACAAATTGACGGTGTGTTTCATGGGGTCACTCCAGTGTTACGGGACAGGTTGTCCCACGTTTTAACGGTTGAAGCAACCAAAAAGGACAAGCTGTCCTAAGTTAAAATCATTTTTTGGGGGGCGGGCGAAGTGAGGCGCAGAGGATTTTTTTTTCAAGTCCCAAAAATTTTTGAAAAAATTGAAAAATCTCTCGATTTTTCAATGGGTTAGACAGTCAAGCCCAAGCGGGCCTCGGAGGCCGGAGAGGCCGGAGCTCCGAGCCTCGAGGGAGCCTCCGAGGGAGCCCGAGGCTCCGGCTCGAGGGCTCCCGCTCTCCGATTTTTCCGGCCTCGACGGCTCGACGGCTCGACGGCTCCGGCCTCCGGCTCGGAGCTCCGGCTCGGAGGGCTCGAGGGCTCCGGCTCCGAGGGCTCGAGGGCTCCGAGCTCCGGCTCCAGAGCTCCGCTCCGGCCTCCGAGCTCCGCTCCGGCTCCGAGGGCTCCGAG